AAGTTAATTATAAGGGTGAAGAAAAGAAATATCATCCTGAAGAAATATCTTCGATGGTCCTTGTAAAAATGAAAGAAACAGCAGAAGCTTATAGTGGTGAAGAAGTTAGCGATGCTGTTATTACTGTTCCGGCATATTTCAATGATTCACAGCGCCAAGCAACTAAAGATGCAGGTGTTATTGCCGGTCTCAATGTCCTTCGAATTATCAATGAACCAACAGCGGCAGCAATAGCATATGGTCTTAATAATAAATCTTCAGAAAAGAATGTCCTTATTTTTGATCTTGGTGGGGGCACATTTGATGTTTCACTCCTTAATATTGATGACGGTATTTTTGAAGTTAAGGCTACAGCAGGAGATACTCATCTTGGGGGTGAAGACTTCGATAATATTCTTGTAAAATACTTTTCTACAGAATTTAAGAGAAAAAATCGATTAGATATCGGAGATAATAAAAGATCTCTAAGACGCTTAAGGACTGCGTGTGAAAGAGCAAAGAGAACTCTTTCTAGTGGAAATACAGCATCTATTGAAATTGATTCTCTTTATGACGGTATTGATTTCTTTACATCTATTACTCGTGCTAAGTTTGAATCATTATGTATGCCTCTTTTTAATAAATGTCTAGAACCAGTAACCAAAGTTATTACAGATTCTAAAATTAGTAAAAGTAGTGTGGATGATATTGTTCTTGTTGGAGGATCTACAAGGATTCCTAAGGTTCAAGAAATTCTCTCCAACTATTTTAATGGAAAAGAATTAAGCAAGAGCATTAATCAAGATGAAGCAGTCGCATATGGAGCTTCTGTTCAAGCTGCAATTCTTTCTGGTTCAACTTCGGGAGATGAAAAAGCAGATGAAATCCTTCTTCTTGATGTTGCTCCTCTTTCACTTGGAATTGAAACGGCTGGTGGAGTTATGACAAAGATTATTGAAAGAAACACTACAATACCAACAAAGAAGTCTCAAGTATTTTCTACCTTTCAAGATAATCAACCAGGTGTATCAATTAAAGTTTTTGAAGGTGAAAGATCAATGACTAAAAATAATAATGAACTTGGAACTTTTCAACTCGACGGAATTCCACCTGCTCCCAGAGGTGTTCCGCAAATTGAAGTATCTTTTGATGTTGATGCTAATGGTATTATGAACATTGAAGCACTTGAAAAGGGGACTGGGAAGTCTGAGAAGATTACTATATCCAATGATAAAGGTCGTCTAAGTAAAGAAGATATTGAAAGAATGGTTTCAGATGCAGATAAATTTAAAGAAGAAGATGAATTAGTAAAATCTACAATTGAATCAAAAAATAATATTGAGTCCTTAATATATCAACTTAATGGAATGATTAGTAAAGAAGATGTTAAAAGTAAGCTTTCAGAAGAAGAAATAAATACAACATCAAATGTTATTCAAGAAACAGAAAAATGGCTTCTTGATGAACATAATAAAGAAGAATATGAATCAAAATTAGAAGAATTAAATAAATCATTAAATCCATTAATGGTTAAACTACAGGGGGTTCCAAATGATATGCCGGGTGGAATGGATTCGGTTCCACAAGAATTTAAGTCAGAACCAACCGTAGACGAAGTTGATTAAATTATTCTCCGGAATCTAATATATTACTTGTATCATATGTATAGCTTCTCTTATTCTCATATTGAGGATGTTCTAATGGTCTGGGCATAGAACTTATATCTTTTAAATAAGTATCGTGTTGCCCAAGTTGACTAACTATTCTATCAACTGAGAAGTCAGCAACTCTATCATTTAGATTTCTAATTTCTTTTACTAGTGCTTCTTTTGTAGTTATACTTGCGTCTCCATATTGGAGGAAAATTGATCTCATAATAATTATTAAATTATTATTTGATTGTCTATCTATCTTTTTATTTGATTGTTGATAAACCCTGTATCTTATAAGTTTTTGAATATTTTCAACATTGTCTTGTGAAAAAAATATTTGACTAACAGGAGACTCTTCAAATATATCTTTAACAGAGTTTTTACCATAATCTCCAAACATAGATTTTTCTTCTACTTTTGCTGTAACATTTCCAACTTCTCCTATATTTGGGACCAAACCATTGTTTCCATAATTTTCCATAATATATTATATTATATAATTATATTAAAAAAAATATTTAAAATCGTGAAAAGAATTATAATAAAAGTAATAAAACATGAATATTAAAGCTATTGCTGATTATATTTCCCTTGTTGGAACATGTTGTGGATTATTTTCAAGAGTTCCACAAGTTCATCAAACATATAAAACAAGATCGGCAAAAGATCTATCTTCAAAAACAATGGGTATTAATATTTTTGCTAATAGTTGTTTTCTCTTTTATATGATTGTTAATGAAAATTACTTTATTATGATTAATTGTATTTCTGTAATTATATTAGAAGGTTCACTTGTCATAATGAAAGGGAAATTTGGAGAAATGAAAAAAACAGCAAGCCAAACCAGTTTAGTAGATATGGTTCCATCGGATTCTGAATTTTAAAATATATATTTATAATAAATGATAAATACAAAAAATTTAATAAAATATTTAATCCTTTTAACAGTAGTTACAATATCAACATACTACATCCCAGGTTGTTCAATAATGAACGAACATGCTATATTTATAGGATTACTTGCAGCGACCACATTTGCCACATTAGATAGATTCATGCCACATGTAGTAATAAATGAAAAAAGATGATTTATCTAAATACTGGGTATATATTCCCATTGTAGTGTTCCGCAAATCTTCTCCCATATTTGATCTTGCTGTTGAAGTTTTTCACGACTCTTTAGTAATGGAAAATATACAAGTAAATCATCCAATTCTAATAATTCACAAAATTTATGAAGAACATAAGAATAAGATAAAAAGTTTTTTCGATCCATAGGACAATGTGTCATAAAAGGGGTTTGAATTTCTTTAAACATCATTCTTAATTGTTCTTCGTATTGTCGTGTTAGTATAGGTGCCTTTTGTCCATTTAGTATGTTTATTATGTGTGGAATGTGTTCGTAATATTTATTAAATTTTAATTTTTTTAATATTTCCCTTACATTTTTATAAGATAATTCTTTTATATTTATAAACTTATTCTTTTTTAATTCATATAATATACCTTTATAAACTTCTTCTGGTATATCAGTTGTTTCTTTTGCTTGAAATTGAGCTAACCACTCATTAAAATGATTTATTCTTTTATAAGCAAAATAAGAAGATTCTCTTGGTGGATCTTTATAAGATACTTTTTCAGAATTTATTATAATCGTTTGAGTAAATCCACATTCTTCACAAAGTAATTTACTATCAATATTTTTCATAATTAATACATTTTTACATTGAGGACACTTTTCAATATTATTATTATTTGTCTTTGTTAAAACTGTATCATCTATTATACTCATATATTCGTTTATAATATCATTACTTTTTTCAGGCTCTTCTTTTTTTTTATTCATAAAATCCAAAACTGTTATTTCTTTATTAACTTTCACTTCATTATTTTTACTATCATAATATTCATTCAATATTAGTGATGTATCTAAATAATACTCTATTTCATTTTTAGGATCACACTTTATATTATTCAATTCTAATTCTCTTATTTTGTTAAGTATATTTTCATCTGAAGTCGCTTTATACTCTTCTTTTAATTTTTGTATTTCGTCTTTTATTTCTTTATATTTATCTTTATTTCCTTTAAACTCAGAGACTTTATTAGTATGTATTGCATCTATAGTTACTCTGGTATCGGCAACTATCTTTTTTAATGGTTTATCTTTGAAAGACATTATTTTATTTGATATTATCAATATTTTCTTTAAGTATTTAAAAGAAAAACGATGAACTTTAAATATAAATGAAAACTGAACGTATTTCCTGGGATGATTATTTTTCTAAAATTGTTTCAGTTACTTCAGAAAGATCCCCATGTGAAAGATTAAAAGTTGGATGTCTCCTTGTTAATGATAATAGAATTATTTCACAAGGTTACAATGGCTTCTTACCGCGATGCCCCCATAAATCTATTGTAAGAGATAATCACGAACAAGCAACTCTACATGCTGAACAAAATGCGATTATTGATTGTGCTAAAAGAGGAGTAACATGTAAAGGGTCTATAGCATATATAACACATTATCCATGTATTATATGTTGTAGATTACTACTTGCATCAGAAATAAAAGAAATAAAATATTTAAATGATTATAAAAATGATGATCTAGTAGAACACTTCTGTAAAGAATGTAATGTTCCAATATCTAAATTAAAAGAAGAAGAAAAAAATAATGATATTATAAATGAAGATGATAAAATAGATGAATTTAATCAAGAAAGATTAACTAATGCTAATTTAACAAATATATCACCCATTCCATTAACTAAATCATCCGGGGCAGTATTAAGTCTTTCTTCACATTTTCCCATAATGTTATTAATGTTTTCTTTATACCTATTTTCAACATATTCTTCAACATTATAAAGAACCCCGATTATCATCCGTCCGGATTTTGTATGTATAGAATTGATAGTCTTTTTATTAGAACATTCAAAACAAGTAACTTCTTTAGGGATTTTACTTTTATTTATACACGGATCTCCAATAGTTAATACATGGTGTTTGTATTCTTCCCCTTGAAGTTTAATAATATGTTCTTCTATCAGAACATATTTCATAATATCACAGACACATGGCCAACAACACCTATAAAAATCACCAAAATACTTATTACCATTAACATCTTTAACAACTAATTTATCAAAACGATTAGTTTCATGATCTATCGGTGAACCACTAACAGCACAGTAAAATTTGTTATATAATTTATATTCTTCAATTGAAGGATTTAGTTTTGTTACTATGTGATGATAAAATTGTGCTCCACACGCATTCCTATTTCTATCAGGGAATATATTATCAAATTCATTCATTAATTTATCAAATAATTCTTTTTTATTTATAGTATTTTTGTTTATAATATTTTCATAAGATTCTATATTACTTTTATCACATGTTAAAAGAACAATTAAACAGATAAATATTAGTATAAAATTTATATGACAATTTTTCATTATAATTATATTAAAGAAAACATTATATTTATATATTATAAAATGATTG